TTATATAGCTTTTTTTAGTTGCTTCTTTTGCTGGCATTCTTCCTCCCACTTCATTACATCAGTAGCGAGGTATCTTTTCATTGTTCCGCCCTCAGAACTTAATGCTGGGGCTGGGAATGGAATCCCCCAAGGTGTGTTAATTTCCCACCGATTAAGTGTGCGTTTAGTAATATGAAACATCTCACACACATTGTTAGATGTCAGATATTTATCCACATTAGCCCTCCTTACTTTCCGCTTTAACTTCTAACTGGATGCCTTCATATGTGCCATCACCCCCACAATTCAGACAGTGTGTATATATGCCTAAACCATCCCCATCAGGACTAAAGTTTTCAGGTAATGAAACATCTATAAATTCAGTACCGCCAATTGGCTTTGTGTGAATATGAGGGGCAAGACCGTAATAGGGGTAAATGCATTCACCATTTCCATCATCACAAAAATCACATGTTTTAACTTTTACTCCACTCATCCCTCAGCTCCCGATTCAATATCCAACTTCATTGCACCTTCTTCTGGATATTCGGTCATCCAAAAGTAATAGCCTTTTCCACTGTGGCCATCTTCAAAGAATTTAATTGTTAGTTTAGTATCAAGTTGATCTAAATCTTTCTCACCATCTGGATTTACAAATTCGAGAAGGCTTTTTAGTTGATGACCGCTAAGTGTTATGTTCATTGTTCAGCTCCCGATACGTTTGGCACACTATGAAAATGCATCCAATGTGAAGGTGGATCATTTTGATAGTTTGCCCATACGCTATTTAAATCCTCATCAATAGTCATATAGTCTTGTTCTGGGGTGACATCAGGAGCATCTGCCCAACAAATAAGTACCATTATGTCAGTAGGTGGCAATTCATCAGTCACGCTAATCCACGTTGGTACTTTGGATTTCATGAAATTTACGGCTTTCTTCCACATTGCCCAACCACTATTTACACGATGGTAAATATCAAAAAGGTCTTCTTCACTTAAATCGGTTTTGATACCATCAACAATATCAAAACAACCGCCATTCATATCAAATTCGAGTACGTCTAAATGTCCGGGAATCCAATATTTTTCTTTAAAGAAAGGTAATTGTTCAGACCAAAAAGCTTGTTTTGTTTTTAAATCCATCATTTCCTACGCCCTCAAATATTCTTCTTTAGTCCACTCAACAAACTCTCTATAAAGCTGCTGGGCAGGTTTATTTAATCGGTTGTGATAGTCGATCGTTATGCGGCGCCAAGCGACTGGTACCGCATAATGCTTGGTTAGAAACATTGCTTGATCCATGCCTTGCCGGACTATTACATAGCCCAGCAATTGCAAGTAGTACATAAAACCAAGCATGTGTTTTTGGCTCACTTTCTTGTACTGATCTTTCATGTTAGAAACCGTCCACTAATAAATAATCAGGGGTAGATTCTTGTTGAGTAGGTGTAGGATTCTCTAATTCATAGCGGCGTTTTCTCACATACCCCATTAGCTTCGGTTGAATCTGCGGATCTCGTGCAGCCACGTCTATTTCCAAAGCATCTAGCGTTGTAAGGTCTGGTGCAGTTTGGATTTGAACCATTAAAGAGGGTGGCTCATTAGCAGATGCCTTTTCTTTTTCTAGCTCTTCAAGACGTTTGTGAGTGGCGAGAAGGATAGGCTTCATTTGTTCGTCATCCCATGTGCGGGTATAACGATAAACCGCATTTACTTCTGCAGGTGTTTTTGACTCTTTTACACGCTGTAGAAGAGTATCTAGGGTTTGCTGATATTCTGGATCTACTTTAGGCTCGTTAGTTTCTGGAACTAATAGATCCTCGGATGATGAAACGTAAGGCCCCTCAGTAACAACAATTGCACTATCGAGATCCTCTTTTAAATCTTTAGTAGTCTCTTCAATTACTGTTTTTTCAGTATTAACCTGAGGTGATTTCTCAACTTCATTTTCTAAAGGCTTTTCTTCTTCAACTTCATCAGTTGGCTTGTTCAGAAGTTTGAGCATATCTTCAGCAAACTCACCACCACTGACTTTAATAATCGCGCAGCAATGAGCAAAAGCATTATCAAAACTTGAGTGGACTTGGCCATGCTGAAGCATGCGTAATTGTCCTTTTGAACCATTCCACTTAAACTGCTGCACACCTAATTCAACAGTTGGACTTGGGTAAGAGCAAGTAGAACCTTTAGCAGGCGCTTCTCTTAATGGTTCTGGTACCTCAAACTCGCCAATAAAAATAGTTCTAGGCTTTAATTGAAATTCGAATTTATCAAAAACATCAAAGCCCACATTAGCTGTCTTCATCCTAAATACATGGTCGTTACATTATAAATCATCTAAATTGAATGCTTGTCTAAATGTTAAGCGTTTAAGAATGCCCACTTAAGCATGTTTATATTTATGCTATAGTCCAGTCTGATTAAAAACTGGTACTTATAATGAATATCTGTGTGGGTGGTGAACTTGATGGGCAAAAGATAGAAAAAGAAGGCAGATTACTAAAAGCTTCTGATATCGTCCCATCTTTTAAAACTGATTACTACAAGCAAGTTTTTAACCGTGACAACATTAATTATCATTTTTGGCTACCAATAGGGTCCAACTTGCATGAAATGTCAAAGCGAGTTTTGGATATTTTGAGAGCATCAAAAAATTAAGCTTAAAGTATATTGTAAATACATCTTCTAACTTGTATGATATGTCACAAATACTGCGCTGAAAGTTTTTTGTTTTTTGACCCGTTTCTTTTTAGAAGCGGGTTTTTTAATTTTTCTTTATGTATTTAAATTAGATGAAAGTATATGTTGCTTTTATTAGGTAGCTTATTGTTTACTTCGCATTAAAATTATTCTTTCTAAGAAGTTAATAAAATGAAAAATTATTTAATAGGGTTAGTTATTACTTTGGGTATTAGTGGATGTGTATCTATACCGTCCATAGACTTTTCGCAGCAAAAAGTTGAAAGGTTTAATCCAGTTAAAAATTGGATTAGTGTTGATACCGCTCCAGTCAAGGATATGCCAAATGGCAAAGAAATCTTTAAATTGAAAGGGGGAAGTGAAGTTTATGTATTCTGGTACCAAGATGAATGGGCGTTATTAAATCCAAATATGGATAGACAACAATGGATTGATACTAAATATTTGTGCAGTTTTGCTGGTTGTTATACTCCACCAGTCACCTATAGATATTCAAAAGGGAGTTTTGATAACAGGCAGCCTGTTTACTCAACTCCTCAAAGAGAATCAAAAGGCTATAATAATACTAGAACTAGAAGTTCTGCTACTACACGGACTCCAAGAAGTTATAGTAAAACGACTAATAACTCTTGTTACTGCACATCTGGAACTTATTGTGTTGGGCCTAGAGGTGGACATTACTGCCTTAATAGCACAGGTTCAAAAAGATATCTTCCACGATAA